AATTCCGGACACCTTAACAACCTTCCGGTTGAACAGGCTGCAAAACTGATGGGTGTTGGAAAACAGTTTATCAGGGTCGGTTTACAGAAAGGTACGCTTCCATTTGGCTATGCGGTCAAGATTTCAGGAAACAGATTCACATATTACATCAGTCCAAAGAAGTTCATTGAACACACAGGTATTCAGATATGAATGTAAAATTGTTTCCGCATCAGGCAAAAGCACTTGATGAAACAAAGGACTTCAACCGGGTTGGTTACTTCCTTGACATGGGGCTTGGTAAAACATTTGTTGGTTCTGAAAAGATGATTGATTTGAAGTCAGGTATCAATATTGTGATATGTCAAAAATCTAAAATTGAAGATTGGATTGAACATTTCAAAAAATTCTATCCGTTACCGATTTATAACTTGACTGACAAATCCGATTTTGAACGCTTCTTTGAAATGAGTGAACTTGTTGGTGGAATTATAGGAATCATTAACTATGAACTTGCTTTTCGTAGACCTGACCTTTTGAAATTAGAACATTTTACACTAATGCTTGATGAATCTTCATTGATAACAAATCCATCTGCAAAGCGAACAAAATTCATTCACAAGATGAAACCTGACAATGTGATTCTTCTTTCAGGAACACCAACCGGTGGAAAATATGAAAAGTTGTGGTCACAGTTGCGGTTGCTTGGATGGAATATCAGCAAGGATTTATTTTACAAGCAGTATGTGGTTACAGAATGGATTGAAGATGATTCAGGTTTCAAGATTCCGGTCATTGTTGGCTATAAGAATGTTGACCGTTTGAAAGCAAAGCTGAAACAGCACGGTTGCATTTTTATGAAAACTGAAGAAGTCTTTGATTTACCCGAACAGATTGATGTTCCAATTATGGTCAGCAACACAAAGGAATTCCGTTATTTTATGCGAAACAGTATTGTGACCATTGAGGACAAAGAACTGATTGGTGATACATCCTTAACTAAAAGAATGTATGCAAGGCAGATTTGCGGTCAGTACAGCAAAGCAAAGATGACTGCTTTTCAGAATCTTGCGGAATCCACGGATGATAGGCTGATTGTTTTTTACAATTTCAATGAAGAACTGTTCCGAATGAAAGCAATAGTTGAACAGTTAGAAAAACCAATTTCTATTGTCAATGGTTCAATCAAGGACTTGGAAGCATATGAAAGCCAAACTGATTCAGTTACATTTGTTCAATATCAAGCCGGTGCAAAAGGATTGAATTTGCAGAAAGCAAACAAAATTATATACTTTACATTACCCCAAAGTCCGGAAGATTTTGAACAGTCCAAAAAGCGAATTCACCGAATAGGTCAGAAAAACAACTGCTTTTATTATTACCTGATGGTACAAAACAGCGTGGAAGGTCAAATTTTAGAAACTTTAAAAATGCGAAAGGAATATGATGATGAATTGTTTAAAAAATACGAAGCTGAATACTAAAGGCATCTTGTCTTTCGTCATTCTGCTTGTAGGAATCATGTTGATTTTAATTGTATCCATATCCGCTTGCACTGCTAATGATGAAGATAACCTGACCGAACAATCCGTTCTGTCAGGTCAAACGGAAAGTGAATCTTCAGACAGTATAACAGAGCAGAAACCGACAGAACCGGAACTTATAAGTCTTGGTGAATACAAGCTTACGGCATATTGTGGTTGTACTGAATGTTGCGGTGTATGGGGTGAGAATAGACCGCTTGATTGTAATGGTAATCCAATTGTTTATACTGCCAATCATACGGTTGCGGTTGAAGGTGTGACAATAGCTGCTGACTTGAATGTTCTTCCTTACGGCACAAAGGTCATCATTGACGGTCACACATACATAGTGCAGGACAAAGGCGGTTCAATCAATGGAAACAAGATTGATGTTTACTTTGAATCCCACCAAGCAGCCCTTGAATTTGGTGTTCAGTATAAAGAAATTTTTGTTGAAAGAGAGGTTGAAAACGATGATTAAATGTGAGAACAAATGTCCACAGGGTACAGAAAACAAATGTTGCTATGACTGCGAAAACAGACAGAATTGCCCGGATGTATGTTCCGAAGATTACAACGAATGTGGTTGTGCAATTTTTGATGAAGAAACAGGTCTTGAGGTTTTTAAAAATCAGCAGCTTGCAGTTCTTCAAACTATAGCGGATATTTGCACAGCAAAAAAGCAGATGGAAGCAAGGGAAAAGGAACTGAAAGACAAGCTGAAACAGGCAATGGAACAGTGTGGTTTGAAGAAGTTTGAATCCGATATTCTCAACATCACTTATGTTGCAGAAGGAACAAAGACTTCCATTGACAGCACGAAACTGAAAAAGAAGTACCCTGATATTGCTGAAGAATGTTCCAAGAAATCAGTAACATCAGCTTACATCAAAGTTACTGTGAAAGAAGGTGGAAAGTAATGACGGTAGGTGTTCAAATTACACTAATTATCTGTGTGACACTTATTCTGATTTGCTTTATCAACAGAAAGAAGTGATTCAATGGCAGCGGAAAAGAATTTTGAAAACCGCTTGAAAAGATGGCTTGAATCTGAAGGTATTTATCCATTCGGAACTTCTGCTGATGAAATGAATATTTCCCCTTGCGGATATTATGAAAAGCGTTGGGGCGGTGGATATTCAAAAAGCGGTTTGCCTGATATGCACATTGTTGTGAACGGTATTTCCATTGATGCTGAATTAAAGGCATCTAATGGCAAACCTTCAGAACTTCAGAAACACAATGTGAAGCAGATAAATAATTCAGGCAGTATTGCAATGGTTCTTTACCCGGAAGGGTTTGAACAATTCAAATTACTTGTGAAAGGGGTGAAAAGATGCAATGGTCACATAGCAAAGTTGAACAGTTTGAAAAATGCCCTTTCAAATTCAAAATGCGATATGTTGAAGGGATAGAAGCAAATGACCCTATCAATTCAGACAACGCACTTGTTCTTGGAACTGCACTTCATACTGGGATAGAAAAGGATGTGGAAACCGCAATAAATCAGTATTTTATGTCATTTCCCATCATTGACAATTCCCACATCAATGAAACAATCAAACTGGAAAACCTTATTCCAAAGGCAAAGGCGGTGTTGCCTTCCGGAGAATATGAAGTTGAAATCAAGGATAACGATTTTCATGGTTTTATTGACCTTCTTGCACCGGTAACGGTTTTTGAAAGGGGTGTTGAAGTACCGAATCTATATGACATTTATGATTTCAAGTATTCAAACAACATGAATCATTATAAAGATTCAAGACAGCTGCACTTATACAAATACTTTTTTGAAAAGTGCAATCCGGGAAAGAAAATCCGCAACTTGTATTTTCTCTTTGTTCCTAAAGTGAATATCAAGCAGAAAAAGACAGAGGACTTGCAGCAGTTCAGACAAAGAATAAAAGCTGAATTGCAGAATGCTGAAGTCAAAACAGTTCAGATTGATTTTGATTATGAAAAGGTGATTGATTTCCTTTTGAAGGTCAAGACAATTAATGAAGAAACAGAATTCAAACAGAATCAGGGTTGGTTTTGCCGATACTGCGAATTTGAAGAATATTGCATGAAAGGATGGAACTATTTTATGAAGTTACCAAGTACAGAAAGAAGAAACATCGAAAAGGTTGACAAAAGGGTTATGTGGATTTATGGTGTTCCCTTTTGCGGAAAGACAACCTTTGCAAACAATTTCCCCACACCGCTGATGCTTAACACCGATGGCAACATTAAGTTTGTTGATGCGCCGTACATCCGCATCAAGGATGATGTCAAGGTCGAAGGCAGAATGACCAAGAAAACGCTTGCTTGGCAGGTGTTCAAGGACATCATTGATGAACTTGAAAAGAAGGACAACGGATTCAAGACCATTGTGGTTGACCTTGTGGAAGATTTATACGAATATTGTCGTTTGTATATGTATGACCAAATGGGAATTAAGCATGAATCAGACGATTCCTTCAAGGCTTGGGATATGGTCAGGGGTGAATTCCTGAATACGCTAAAAAGGCTGATGGCACTGGATTATGAAAACATCATCCTGATTTCTCATGAAGATACAAGCAAGGACATCACCAAGAAGGGCGGTGACAAAATCACAGCAATCAAGCCGAATATGCAGGATAAGGTTGCATTGAAGGTTGCCGGAATGGTTGATATAGTTGCAAGAATAGTTGCTGACGGTGATGTCAGAACCTTCAATTTCAAGAGCAATGAAGTTATTTTTGGCGGTGGCAGACTGAAAACTGATGCAAAAGATATTCCGCTTGATGTCAATGCATTGTTTGCCGTTTACGATGAAGCAAACAGAAATGCTGTCAAAATGGCACAGAACGGCACACAGCAGGCTGAAAGCAATCAGACGGTAAACAATACCCCTTCAGATGAAAAGCCGTCAGACAAGCCCACAGAGGGCAAAGAAACGGTCAGAAAGAGCAGAAGAAAGGTTGCTGATAAACCGGAAGAACCTGCACTTGCAAACTGGACACCCGGCGGTGGTGATGTAGATGATTCCGCTCCGGTTGATGATGAACCGCCTTTTGACACGAATGCTGAACCTGAAGCACCGGCTGAAGAAGTAAAGCCGAGAAAGCGCAAATCAAGAAGAAATTCGACAACAGAAAACAACTAATTTTGAAAGGTTAAAATGGTGAATTAAAATGGCTGATACAAATAATATTTGGGATAAGTTCGACAGCGCAATTGACACAGCAGGTCTTGCAAACGATGTGAAAGAAGCAGCTTCAAACGGTGCTTCATATAAGGATGTTCCTCACGGTGACTATGAAGTCAAGATTGACAAACTTGAACTGACCGCATCCAAGGCAGGTGACCCGATGGTTTCGGTATGGTTCAAGATTCTGACCGGCGAATACAAGGGTAGCAGAATTTTCATGAATCAGGTCATCAATCAGGGATTCCAAATTCACATTGTCAATGAGTTCCTGCGTTCCCTTGACACCGACATCGACATTGAATTTACTACATACAGACAGTATGGAAATCTTCTGATGGATGTTATGGAAGCCATTGACGGCAACCTTGAATTCGGTCTTTCCTATAAGGAAGGCAAGAAGGGATTCAGCACATACGAAATCACAGATGTTTTTGAAGTAGAATAACCCAATAAATCAAAGGGGAAC